GCAAGGCAAGCTAGATTTTGGTGAGTATACTGGCACTAAAATTGAACCAACTTTAACTAATCTATGACAAGTTGTTGACAGTAACTCTATGTTACTACATATACAGCTTATACCAGTTACACTAATGTAATACTTACAGAAAGGAGGTGATGTAATGGTAAACGAATGTATTTGGTATGACGAGTACCGCAATCTGATAGTCGATCATGACGGACAGGTTGTTCTTATTCTAACCACCAGCAATAATTGAGGAATAGCCAGTGAAAGTAAAACTTAGAAAAATTGACATTGCCATACATTACGGAGGTACTGTCTCTAGGCTTCTAAGGTCACCTAGACTAATAGCTATAGAAAGGATAAACGATGGTAGTATTATCACACTGGGAGGGGTGGTTATAATTGTCAGTCACATTATTAAAACTGAGTAACTTTATCGAGGAGTTTCGTAAGCTCGATACTGAGATGCAAGCGCAGACCATGCTAGCATTTCTTTACATAGCTCGAATGGATGCCACAGATTCACCAGCAACAGTTTCTGATGTTGCGGAATATCTCGGCCTCACTTCTGCAAGTGCAAGTCGCAACGTGGCAGCACTCTCAGAGTGGAGTAGGCATCAAAAGGCTGGGCATAACTTGGTAGAGGCAAGAGAGAATCCTGCCTTTAGATCACAAAAGTTCATACGTCTTACTGCCAAGGGTAAGCGCATGATTAAAACATTGGAGGCCAACTATGGCGATAACGAAAAGGGGGAATAGCTGGCAAGCTTATGTTGCTGTCGATGGGCAGCGCATTCGTAAAAGCTTCTCCACTGAGGAAGATGCTACAGTATGGGAGGCGTTAGCAAGGCAAGCCATTAAGCATGGAAAGCCTGTCCCAAATGCGGGGTCTAACACCACCACAAAAACACTGAGCCAAGCAGCCGATGCTGTATACAAAATGTTCTGGCAAGGTGGTAAGAGTGACGAGAAGATGGTAGGATATATCCGTCAGCTTGAGCAACACTTTGGTAGCAAGTATCCAGTGCATGAGTTTACAACTGAGGTGCTAGATAACTACATCCTAGACCTTAAAGCTATCCGCAATTCCAATGCTACAATCAACAGGAAGCTAGCTTGTATCAGCAAGATACTAAAGTATAGCAAGGAACGTGGCTGGATTAAGGAGATGCCTGTGGTTCACCGTCAAAAGGAAGGGCAGAATAGAATACGATGGCTCACAGATCAGGAGGAACAGACAATACTGGATACCCTAGCTAGCTGGGGAAAGTTTGACATCATGGAAGCATTCATTGTGTCGATTGATACTGGCATTAGGCATAGTGAAATGTGCCGACTTAAAACAACTGACCTACAACCTGATGGATTATATTTAGGAGAAACTAAGAATGGTTATCCTCGTCTTGTGCCTCTCACTACTCGCTCTAAGAAAGTGTTGGAAGATCGTGTTCAACGACTAAAGTCTGGACGCATCTTTCCCAAAGCTTCAAGAGATTGGACACGCACAACCTTTAATAGAATGCGTAACCTATTAGGAATGGAGGATGTAGTTTGGCACACTCTGAGACACACCACTTGTTCCCGACTTGTGCAAGGTGGCTTACCACTAGTACACGTTAAGGAATGGATGGGACACGAGGCCATTCAAACTACCATGCGGTATGCACACCTAGCTCCTGCCCATTTACATCAGGGAGTTAGTGTACTAGAGAGTCGAGGTGTGGCCTAACGTGTGGCATACAGTGCGGTTGTGGTGGAATTGGTATACACAAGGGACTTAAAATCCCTCGCCTTTTCAATGGCTTACGAGTTCGAGTCTCGTCAACCGCACCACTTAAAATGTCTACGACTTTAGTTACACCCTCGTAACACCTTCTAAACATCAATAAAATATGGGCTTATCCAGCAATGCTGGGTGAGTCTTACTAACTGTTACACTGACGTAGTAGTTTTTTACCAATGCCACAGGATGTGGCCTAACTTGTGGCCTAACAGGAGGCAATAACAGAATGCCAACCTTAGAAGATCAGATAAAATTAGAGACTGAGATGGTCGATGCTGGTGTGCGTAGGTACAAACAGCAAGCCAATAAGCTCATAGAAAAAGAGGTAGAAAGTAAGACGCAACATGGCAGGGCAATGGTTGCCAGTGTTGTACAGAACGTGGCTGATGGGGTGACTAAGCTTCAGAACACCACAACTTCTAATAGAGATATTGCTAGAAAAAAATTAAAGGGAAAGGACGCTGACCAGATTGCATACCTGTCACTCATTACAGTGATTGATAGTATCAGCAGACGCTTCACCCTACTGAAAGTTGCTCGGCAAATTGGCATGAGGATTGAAGATCAGGAACGCCTAACACTCTGGCTTGAAGCCGAAGGTAAGATAGCAGTCAACGTAATTAAACTAGCCAATGAAAAGTCTGATGCAGGACGAGCGTCCAAGCGTCACGGCTTAACTAACAAGATGAATAAGGATGGGTACAAGGAAACTGAATGGACGAATGAGGAACGCATTCATGTAGGGTTAAGACTTGTAGATATTATCATTACCACCACTGGTATTATCTCACTCAAGAAACAAAAGACTAGTCGTAACAAGACTACTACTTTCGTAGAGGCAACCAACGCTACGCTTGAGTGGATACAGAAGTTCAATGATGCTGGAATGTCAAAGCGTCCTCGCTGGTCACCCTGCATTATCCAACCAAAAGAATGGAATGACTTATGGGGTGGTGGCTACCACTCAGAGCAGATCAAGAAACTACCACTAGTGAGGGCACACTAATGAGAAAAGCAACCAAGCAATACTTTGATGAACTGTACAAGCGTGACCTTTCAGAAGAGTACAAGTGTATCAACGCACTACAGAATACACCTTGGAGAGTGAACCGAAAGGTGGTCGAAGTCATACGTCAAGTGTGGGATAGTGGTCAGGAGTGGGCAGGACTTCCACCAAGGGAGGACTTACCCTTACCACCATACCCATTTGACAAAGAACCAGCCGACTTGAATGACGCTGAGAGAGAACGCTTTAAGGATTGGCGAAAGCGTAGGAACTCCATCTACAATTTTAATTGTAAGTCTATGTCAAAGCGTATCCAAGTTAGCCGAACCATTGATGTAGCCGAGGACTACACAGAGTTTGAAAAGTTCTGGTTTGTTTGGCAGCTAGATTTTCGAGGACGTAAGTACCCAGTGGATAGCTTCATGTCACCACAGGTAGCAGACTACGGCAAAGCTACGATTGAGTTTGCTAATGGAATGCCTATCAACAATGAAGATGAAGCAAGGTGGCTGGCAATTCACGGAGCTAATAACTTTGGTGAAGATAAGATCAGCTTAGAGGAACGTGTACGCTGGGCTTATGCTCACAGTGAACAGGCAATCAAGGTAGCTGATAACCCACTTGAATATCTTTGGTGGACTGAGGCAGACAAACCTTTCCAATTCCTAGCCTACTGTTTTGAATGGGCTGGCTGGATTAGAGAGGGTACTGGCTTTATCACTCACCTACCTTGCGCAGCAGACGGTTCGTGCAACGGTTTACAGCATCTGTCTGCAATCCTGCGTGATGAAAGAGCTGGTGGTGCTGTCAACTTGATAGCTTCTGATTTACCCAAAGACATTTACACTGACGTAGCTAATGAGGCCAAGCGCAGCATTGAGCAGGAAGCAATGGTCGGTAGTGAGATGGCAAAGCAATGCTTAGAGTTTGGCATTGATCGTAAAATGACAAAGCGTAGCGTGATGATCGTACCATACTCAGGAACACAACACGCTTGCCGAGCCTATATCGAGGAAGCCATTGAGGAAAAGGTAGCCAAGGGAGCAACGTCACCTTGGGGTGATGATTACTTCACACCATCCTTGTACCTAGCAGCTCATGTATGGGCAGCCATAGGCACAGTGATTACTTCCGCAAGGGATGTCATGACCTACGTCAAAGAGATTGGCAGAGCCTATGCTAAAGCCAACAAGCCTATGGAATGGGTGACACCTACTAACTTACTGGTACGTCAATCGTATCCTGAGTTAGAATTACGGAGGATTAAGACACACATTGATGGGAGTATTATTAAGCTTGCTTACCAGCACCAGAAAGAGGACACCATCAGCAAGAGCAAGACTGCATCAGGCAGTAGCCCTAACTTCATTCACTCACTGGATGCAGCAGCATTAACCAAGACAGTCAATGGATGTTTGGACGAGGGGATTACTGACTTTGCTATGGTGCATGACAGCTATGGCACACACTCACCGAATATGCCGATGCTTGGTCACATACTGAGACAGGCTTTCGTTGATATGTACCAAGAGCATGATGTACTACAGGAGTTATACGACCATGCTCGTGAGAATCTAGGAGAGGATGTTGAATTACCAACACCACCTAGTAAGGGTGACTTAGAACTAAATGGAATATTAAAGAGTGATTACTTCTTTGCCTAAAGTTCCACTATTGCCCAAGGAATAACATTTACTTTAATGTAAGTGTTACATTCCTAAAGTTCCACTATTGCCCAAGGGTCGCTTTAAGATTCTTAGGTTTATTAACTAACATTTTATTAGGAGAAACCATGCCTAGAAAAACTAGCATGATGAAAGGTAATGCACTTTGGTGTAAAGTATTTGAACCTGATACTAAGTTTGATACCAATGGTATCTACTCAGTGACTGTTCTTATTCCAGAAGCTGAAGCAGCAGAAGTTTGTGAGTATCTCGATACACTTGTCGATGATAAGTTTGCAGAAGAGATCAAGGCTA